CTAAAATTATTTCACCCGAAGGGTTACCAACTTGCTCAGAATGTGGACTTGTAGATGACAGGTTTATCGATGATACCGCAGAATGGACGAGTGGGATGACGGACGATGGAAAGGTGAATGATCCATCCAGATGTGGTAATCCTAACCCAAACCCTGAGCTTTTTTCGCAAAATTGGGGAAAGGGAACTGTTATTTCAACACAGCGATCTTCAACATACGAAAATAAACGTATGGCTAAAATCAACTTTCATATGTCTATGAATCACAAAGACCGTTCTCTTTTTCACGCGTATAAGGACATCGATGAGGCATGTAACACTTTACCAGACTCGATTCTCAAAGATGCCAAGATGATGTACAAAAAATTTAACAATGAAAAACTTACCCGTGGTGCGGTGCGTTTGGGAATCAAGGCAAATTGTGTACTGTACGCATGCCGTCTTGCTCAGTTTCCGAGGACCACGAAGGAAATTGCTGAAATGTTTGGAATACAGTCGAAGGATATTAGTCGGACAACCCAAATGTTCCAAGACACTATATCGGGGAAAACCGAGAAGAACTACGTGACGAAAGCCTTTGATGTGATGAATCGTTTGCTAAACTCTTTCGAAGTTACCCGCGATGAACGACTTCGGTGTAATAGGATGTGTAACGCCACGGAGGATTGTGTAGATTTAATGAGTAAAACACCAAACAGTGTTGCATCAGCAATTATTCACATAGTTTTGGGGAGTAAAGTTACAAAGGTGGAGATGTGTGAAAAGTGTTCGGTGTCTATCCCAACACTGAATAAGATAGAGGGTATCATAAAAAAACACTTAGAGGTTAAAGGTGTAGTTTAAAAAATGACCAAGTTGTTTCTCGCCACACCATGTTATGGTGGCCTATGCTTAGAAAAGTATATGTCTAGTATTATTCAGCTTCAGCTACTTTTAATAAAAGAGGGAATTCAACTTTATCTCGACACAACCGAAAATGAATCACTTGTCCACCGCGCCCGTAATGTATCTGTAGGTCGTTTCATGCAAAAAACGGATTGTGAATATTTTATGTTTATCGATGCTGATATTCACTTCGACCCAGCCTCGGTAGTCCGCCTTGTCAAGTCTGGTCATGACCTCTCTGTCGCATGTTACCCTAAAAAGGTTGTGATGTGGGAACAAGCCGCCAACGCAGTAAAGAATGGTGATGACCGAGACATGTCCATGCTGTCTTCAAGTCTCGTAATTAACTTCGGAGCTCAAAATCGTCCCATCACCAATGGATTCATAGAAATTCTCGACGGTCCCACCGGTTTCATGGTTATCAAACGGTCGGTGTTTAAGACCCTAGAGGAGAAGTTCCCAGAACTTTGGTGTAAGAATGATCACCAAAATAGGGATTTTGACGACTATCACGCAGCCTTTGACTGTATGATAGACCCCGTAAATAGGAGGTACCTCTCTGAAGACTATGCATTCTGTCGTCGCTGGCAACAAGCTGATGGTAAAATATATGCAGATGTGAATACAACCCTAGGTCACGTTGGGAATTTACCCTTCAGTGGGTGCCTCAATGACAGGCTTAAGGTTTAGAGGCTAAAATAATGTATGAATTTTGTCACCATCATTGTCACCAGGTCAAAGTCTTGTAGTGTGAAGACACTCCATTCTATTCTTAGACTTAATATTCACTGTCTCCAAAAAAATATCAATAATGAAATTGTATTTGTAAATGACGATCCATACGATAAAGCTGAGATGATTCAAAAACAAATGAAGAAATGTGAACGTATTATTTTCATAGATTTTGGTATCGGCGTAGATAATGATTCGTTAGACCAATGTTTTCAACCCCACGAGGGGGTGGGATGTCTAGTATTCCCAGGTGTAAAGGAAGGTGTAGACTGGGAACTTTTCAAAACCAAAGTTAGAAGTGACTGCAATGAACCTGTCAGTCAGATGGGTCTACACTTTGATACCTCTGTGGGGAAGAAGATTTCTGAAAACATCTACAATGTAACCCAAACTTCTTCACGTTGTTGGATGATGAATACTAAGAATGTGATTAAGAGTATCAAAGACAAAAAGTCTGGGTCTTGGAAAATTACCCCAAAAATGTTTGAAAAATTCAAAGAATGTGGAACGAGGATTTATGCATTTTCAGCATCTAAGTTAACTCTAACTTACACACATGAATGTATAAGTAACATTTTAAACGCTGCCGGTGTAAAAGTCAATTAAAGTTATACACACAAATAAAAATATGTCTATCGGTAATAATTCACCACTTTACAAACACGTCGTGAATTATATCCACACCTGTTGGAAGAGTAAGGACTACTTCCCTGGACCCCAACCCATCTCAATTGAACGTCGACACTTTCCCATTCTCAAGGGTGCAGAATACCTAGTGTGTGAGAAGACGGATGGTGAGAGATATATGATGGTTGCCCTCATGTTCCAAGGTAAAAAGAAATGTCTCTTTGTCAACCGTTCGTTCAACATGTTTGAAGTCCCGATCAATCTGAAAAAAGTGGCCTATGAGGGAACCATTCTCGATGGTGAATTGTATGAAAATACCCTCATGGTATATGACGCAGTTTTCGCCAATGGTGAACCAGTTTGGGATTTGAATCTGATGCTACGACTGGAAGCATGTAAGATTGTAACCGGGTCTATAATCTATATGAAAAGTGATAAATACCGTCTCAAGGTGAAGACGTTTCATCAAATGAGGGACTACGATAAGTTCTTGGACGTGTACCTCCCCACCGTTACTCAACGCATCGATGGACTTGTTTTCACCCCAGTTAACGAACCTGTGAGAATTGGTACCCACGAGACGATGTTCAAGTGGAAACCCAAGGAGAAGAATACAGTAGACTTTCTCATGAAGAAGGAACCTTCATGGGAAGTGCCGGGCACCGTTGGTGGTCCCCTAGCATGGAGACTCTATGTTCAAGAAAAGGGGAAGCTGGTGTTTGAATCCGAAGTTGCAATGGACTTGATGAATGAACCGTGGTTTGAGGAAGGGGCCATCGTTGAATGTGAATTTGTGGACGATGGGAAACGTATGTGGTGGAGACCCCTAAAGAGGAGGACGGATAAGACGCACCCCAATGGTAGAAGGACATTCTACCGAACGATTGTCAATATTAGGGAGGACATCAAGATGAAGGAGTTTTTAGATTGTAAACCATAAAGTAGAACCCAGCCTCTTCAGGTAATGGACAGATTTTAATATCATGATCGTTTATAAAATGCCACTTGTTTCTACACTTTACAAATGATACGTAGTGTCCATCATTTTGATCACCCTCGTGAAGCGCGGTCGCCACGAGATTATATTCAAATGAATCGATAATAATAGTCTCTATAATTTTGATGTTACTCTTGGTATCAAATGAAATCATCAAAACTTGGGGGAGCTCCGAAAAGCGGGATCGCGTCGTAGCCACGTTGTGCACTTTACCCTCAGTGTCTTCAAAGTTTTCTAGTACATTCCAATCCATACTCTTCTTTAGCATCTCCCCCAACTCGTTACCATCGGAAGTCACCAAATGAACACTGAAAGGTTCTTCACTCGTTGACTTGCCACCGGGCCAAATAGTTTCTTGAACCTTCTTACCGTAAAACCAGGGTTTAATGAACGGCTGCGATCGTTCAAGGATGTCTATGATGCATAGGATTGCTTCCTGGACATCGTGTTGCTCCCTAGATTTAAATCGTGGGAACTCTTCTCGGAATCTAGATAGGAGTGTCAGGAGAGATAGTTCTGGACGACCACTCGTCCAATAGACGGTGACAAATTTAGAATATACCTGGGTAAATCTACATTCCCCCTCGTATGGGTTTTTCAAAAAGTAGTTTGTGAGAACTGGTGTATGTAGAAGGCACTGAACAGCTGTATTAAAATAACAGGTGTTCCCAAGATTGGTAAAACCCTTCATTACATTTTATCGATAAAAAAGGCTTAAGTAAATGACGCAAAGTATATTTGTTAAGTAAAAATCACAATGGATATTAAGCATATCACCGATACCATCCTCCCCTCCTTCGAGGCCCTAAAGGCTGAAGAGAACATCGAGGTTGAAGTTCGCCTCGGGAAGCACAATGGTTCCCTCTTCGACACCAATGTTGGGAAGGAGACCTGGGAACGCGTCCTAAAGGGGTTGAAGAACTATGATGGGTGGGAGTCCACTGACTATACAGAGTCCGACGTGTACTATAACGACAACAGCAACGTGCGGATCACCTCCAACGAAGACACAGGAGAGCAGACGATGATCCAAAAGATCAGTGTCGTCAAGGAGGACTTCAAGTGCGACCCCCTAGATGTGAGGGTGTGTATCGCTCGGGAGATCCCCACCTCTGGGGAGTATGAGATGGATAGGAAGAGGACTAAGATGCGCCATTCCTTCGTGCGCAAGAACCTGAGCATCGACATGACAATCTCTTCGGGGGACAACGTCGACATGGACTCAGAGGAGGAGTCTTCATACCAGATTGAACTTGAGATTGTGAAGCCGGGGGACGTGGACTCCGTCTACAAGTTGTTCAACATCATCAACAAGGTGGCGGACCTCGTGAAAATTATGTGAACCTAATATATGTTAGTCGTAGTGACTGTCACTATTTTAATAATTATATCAGTCGGTATTTTTATGATGTATAGACCCAGACCCACTACCGAGAGTGATGCCGTAGTTGGAATTGATACTGAGAGTGAAAGTGAAAAACCGGGACCCATCCCTAAGAAGGTGTCCCAAGTCCAAGATTGTAAAGGTAAGTGGGGACCATGGTCTGAATGTAGTTCAAGCTGTGGTATGCATGGTGCCGACAATAGCAACAGATTGGGTACACAAAAACGGGAGTGGATTGTAACCACACCCGCAAATAATGGTGGTAAGGCTTGTGTATACGACATCGAAAAAGATGGATACAGGTCTTGTAAGGGAGCTAAAGGTTACTGGGGACCCTGGAGTCAATTTTCTCCCGCGACTGCGAAAAATGGCTGTGTCCGAAGCCGTACTAGAAAAATGATAATAACAGACCTAGGTGATATGCCAAGTAATTATGTATGCCCCCGAGACGTTGAAAAACATCATTGTCCTATGACAAGGAGTTATCCCCCGCGTTGTATACAATGTGGTTAGTGTTTTTTTCTTACCTTAATACATGTTCTACATCATAGCGGGTATAATTGTGTTTTCAATGATCTACGAGAAGACTGTCAGGTCGGAGGAGGTGGATGTTTCTAAAAACTTCTATCTGAGCCAAGGTATGTCTAAGAAGATGTACAATCGGATGAGGGGGGACGGGGTTTCCGGTCAGGAGTTAAAAAAGTTCGTGCAATTGGAGGATAGGTTTCTCCAAGTTGAACGAAATTCAGTGTGTTCGGGGATGCCCCGCTTCATAGATGCCCTTACGCTTTCAGATTTAATAAAACGAACGTTCCCAAAGTATGATTTTTCCTATCACACGATACATCTCAAACAAACTGCGGAACCTGAAAAGATTATAAACAAGAGCATAAAGTGCTGATCATCTTCTTGTGCTTCGGGCTATCAATTCTGGTATAATTGTCCAGAATATACATAATCAATCTATTATCATCCTTCCTGTAATAGTCGTTAAACTCTATTTCAAGTAGGCTCTTATGTTCTTTACCGTTTCTCCCAATTCTAATATAGTCGGCTGCCACGTAGATTATGCCATCTAGAAATTCCTCCCTAGCCATCTCCATCCAGGAGTTTGTACGGGTCCCCCATGTCCGTGTATCATCATTTACCCGGACACCGTGATTATACTTTCTCAACCCTAGTTCCAGCCGGGAAAGAAGTTCTTCCGCGGGCGGCTTTGGCGACAGTGTTCCACTTCTTTCGTGCATTATTTACATTCATATTAGCTCTAAACTTTAACCAATATTTTCTGTAGTCATCCAACTTCTTTTTGGTTGGGGGGTTCTTTTGGTTCATGGCGTAGTTTGCAACCGCGCGACGATATGAACTTTTCAAATTATTGGCGATACCTGTAACGTTTGCGGTGTTCATGTAAAACTTCTTTTCGAGTTCCCTCTTTCTCTGCATTTTCCACTGAGAAACCATGTTCTTTTTGATGGCATCGACATCCTTCTTGAAAGGGACACCCTTTTTGTTAACCTTTGAAATAGAGTTTATTTCCTTCTTAACATTTCTCACATCCTGGTTCAGGGAAGGTTTATATCTCTTCATCCATTTGTCCCCATAAAGTTTGATGAGATCCTTTCGGATAGAGTTATCATTGAGTCGTCTCTTCCTAAGAGCGTTTTGTTGAATCATAGTCCGCTCCAAATTTGCCGCAAAGTTATTATTGTTATTGTTATTGTTGCTATTTGGGGACTTTGGCTTTGGCTTTGGCTTTGGCTTAGCCAGTTCATTCCGAGCATTTTCAATCTTCTTACATATAGAAACTTTGGTTTCTTTGGGGTCTATGGCTATGTTTAGAATAGTCGCGACACGGACAAGTTCCTTTTTCGGATAATCGATGCACGTTTTTTTACCAACGCGGAATTTAGAACCTGTACCCGTGAGACGCACATTTTTACCACTGTTCTTAAACGTGACGTTCTTTTTGTTATTTTTGGCTTCAATCTTTTTACATATCTCCACCTTCGATGTTTTTTTGGTTATGTCTACGATACCCATCTTTTTGGCCATGTCTAGGAGTTCCGCCTTTTTGAGACTCACACATTTTTTTGCACCAATCATGAACACGAGGGCGCGGGTTTGACGCCCACGTGGTTTGGTCGCTTTGGTGGGTCGAGCACGGGGCATTGTGATTTTCGTCGTCGTCTTTTGAGCCTTTTTGGGGAATACACCTGTCACATTGATGAGTCTATTTTGATATAAAATCTGGATAAGTTCCCCACCCGCATTGTAGGCCTCCATCATGTCCTTGGGATTCTTAGCTCCCGAAATCTGTATGTTTCCAGATTTGGACAGAATGAACTTATGATTCTTGAATGTCATGTACAAGAAGGGAGCCAACTCGGGTTCGTAGGAAACGTAGGATATTTCATACTTATTTTGAAGTCTCGCGACTTTCACCATGTCCGTGATTATACCATTGAACATAAAGGTTCCGCTGAGATTGTTGTACTCGAATGGATTGTACAAGAATTGTTGTTTTTCTGTGTACTTGTCTATGACGAAATTTCGAATAAGCTCAGCTTGATTGGAAATATCACTTCCAACGAAGCCCCCTGAAAACCGAATCTTACCGTTTCTATAGATGTTCACGGTGCCTCCCTTAGATTCCACATCATTAGAGATTTTCAATTTGATTTGGACTGTAGAAAAGTTTAGGTTTATATTTCCCTTTGGTCCGTAATTTTTTGTGTGAGAAAAACCAGTCTTAAATTGACCGTACACACCGCGAAGGTCTTCGGTGTCTACATAAAGACCTTCACCAATGGGAGTTCGACCAACTGGTGGTCGCATAAGTATGGCTTTAAGATCTACACGATTACCTGGTCCAAAATTCCTGTTTACAGTGGCATTAAACATCCCTAAATTTAACTTACTCAAAGTGACAGGCACAACTTCTGGCGCACCCACCTCATTCAAAAAATTTTTCATTCTATTTTCGTTATTCATAAATTCAGAAAATTCACCATATTTGGTATCGTTTACAATGTTTCTTTCTAGACGGGGGGGGAAAGAAGTATTACTTGGTGTGATCTCAACACCAGAACTTCGTATAAATTCCCTGGCCTGTTGGCTCATATTACTATTGGTGAGTATTTTTTTTAAAAGTTGTCTGAGAATTCCACGGCGTCTTCGGAGATTACATCCAACCCATATATAATTGGCTGCTTGGGGTAGGTCCTACCCTTGTAGGTAACAACTTCGTCCCTGACTTCAATTTCCCTAGAACTGAACGGACCGGCGTAAAAGTCCTGGTTGAACTTGGGCTTCCCGAGGTTGTTGGCTTGGCAGTGTTGATTGAACACCACTATAAACATCTTCTGTGGGACGAATAGGTCTGCACCAAAGTTGACGTTTGTAGACTCTAGGAAGTTCGTCAGGGTACTCGCAACCATCGCCACCTGCTTTTGAATCTTCTTGAAGTAATCTGGTACCACATTCCAAATGTCTTTGTCGTTAAACTTTTTGGAATAGTCGTGGTAGGCCCTAATGCACTTGTACAAAATGATGGGTAACTCCTTGTCAAGCTTCTTGTCCAACTGGGGGTCTGCATCCTGAACCTGTTTACTGAAGTTCCAGGGTAGAATGCGGCGGAGAACGGAACCGGAGTTATCCTTCCAGTTTGGGACTTCGTTACCACCCAAGACCCCTGGGACTTTCCACTCAAACGACATGGCAGTCTTGTTCTTCACCGCGATGGAAACATCTTCCCCCGAAACGATGGACTGGAACTCCGCTTGTTCTAGGGCCAGGTCACCTTTGACCTCTGGGGCGATGAACATGAAGGAGTCCTTAATGGCCGAGAGTCCAAACTTCTTCTCGATGTTGTTCGAGAGGGTCCCAACGTCTTCACTCTCGTAGAACTTCTTGAACACCTTGGTGATGAGGGTGGACTTTCCAGATCTCGCGATACCCTTGAAGAATGGGATAACCTGCCACGAATCCATATCGTTCACATCGAAGCAGAGCCGACCACCCATGACATAGGCCCAATTGCAAACTTCCTCCTCGAATTTCTGGTACCTCAGTACACTATCAAAGTAGGGGGTTGGGATGTCCTGCCACCTTTCGATATCCGGGAAGTCATCAAACTGCTGGTCAAAGTACTTACACGCCACAATGGTGGGGTCGAGGCACATGAACTCCTTACTCTTGTAGGGATAGAACCGACAATCGTACACATCTTCCGCGATGTACTGTTTACCAACGAATACACCGTTTCTAAAGGACCAAACGTGTCGTCTCTTCTCAATCTGTGGAAATTGGTGATCGACACACTTTGACACATTTTCAATTACATCCCTGAACACTGAACCTCTACTCGTGAAGTTTTTCCAGTTGTTGAAGTCGTCATCCTTCTGTGAGAGGGAGTGTACAAAGTCCTCGATAGTAAACTTTGGGTTCCACGCACGTGTTCGAAAGCCTTCGATGGTCTTAATTTCTTCACAGCAGAATCCCTTGTATCTCCTGTACCCAGACTTATAGGTTTGGTCAAGAGTGTAGAGCAGACATTTCTGGAAGGGGGTGGCACTTTCAATCTCGTCTTCATCCATAGTAGAGGGATCTGCACTTGTGACAATTTGGGGCATCGCAGTGGGGTTGACGACACGCTCAAAGGATGTATAATGCCGTCGGATATTTTCATACCCATCATTTACCTGTTTGAAAATATTATTGACCCTTTTAATGATGGGAACTTCAATGTCGTCCGATTCCTTTTTGTGAACACCAATTTCCCTGATATAGTTTTTCAGGTCAGAAAGAAATCTCCGATGTCTATTTTTGATGTCTTTGATCGCGAGTATATCTATCCTCGAGGGATCTGGGTTCCCTTCAACACTGAAATTATCTGGGTGAATGAACTGTCTGTACCCCAACTCACGGGCGTTCCTGTAATCACCCGTCCTCAGATCCCACCGAAATTCTAGGGAGTCAACGGTCCTATATATTTGTTCCAAGTTCATCGAACGGATTTGTTGCTTATGAAGTTCCGCCAAAGCCTCATAAGTGTTGGGTTCCTTGTCGATGAAGTGGGTTTCTTCCATTTATATTTACAGTACTTTATTCCTTAAGCAGTTTGAAGCTTACTCAAAATCTTTATGAGTATTTTATTTTGGTTTTGTAGTTGGATACCAATGTTGACTAGGGCTGTACACACTGTATCCCCCTCTGGGGTGGCGAGTAGGGAACCCATAAATTCCACCATGTCAATTCCCTCCTCGATTTCTTGATCTTCAAAAAGATCCTCTTCGGTTTCTGTGTCGGATATAATTTCTCCTTCTTCGATCTCAATTTCTTCTTCAGGCTGGGACGACATTTAAACTTGACTGAGAAAAATTGGATCGCGAAATTTCGCAGAATTATTTTCTCTGCCTATAGTACAACAACTCTCAAAATGGCCGGTGGTCTCATGCAACTCGTAGCGTACGGCGCCCAGGATGTTTACCTTACCGGTAACCCTGAGGTGACCTTCTTCCAGGCGAAATACAAGCGCCACACCAACTTCGCGATGGAGAACATCGAGCAGACCGTCAACGGTACTGCCGCGAACTCCGGTCGCGTGTCCGTCACCGTTGCGCGCAACGGTGATCTCGTCGGTGACATGTACATCGAACTCGAGTCTGACATTGCGGCGACCAAGACTGCTGATGCGGGTGACTGCAACTTTGTCGCGGAGCGTGCCATCAACAACGTTGAGCTTTCCATTGGTGGTCAGCGCATCGACAAGCACTACCAGAAGTGGTGGCGCATGTACTCCGAGCTTTACTTGGACGAGTCCAAGAAGGCCACCTGGGGTAAGATGACCACCGCGGCGGACGGCAAGACTGTCTACCTCCCCCTCGTCTTCTTCTTCAACCGCAACCCCGGTCTCTACCTCCCCCTCATCGCCCTCCAGTACCACGAGGTCCGCATCGACTTCGACCTCGCCTCCGACATGGAGACCTTCCTCAACAAGTCCGTCTTCAAGGTGTGGGCGAACTACATCTACCTCGACACTGAGGAGCGTCGCCGCTTCGCGCAGAAGGGTCACGAGTACCTCATCGAGCAGGTCCAGCACACAGGCACCGACACCGTCACCTCCGCGGCGACAAAGCAGGTCCGCCTCTCCTACAACCACCCAGTCAAGGAGCTTGTCTGGTGCTTCTCCAACACCGCGTCCAAGAACTCCCTCTGGAACTTCACCACCGCGTCTGTTGCCACCAACATCGTCCTCGAGTCTGACCAGACTGCCATCGAGGCGTCCAACGCCTTCGTGCCCACCGCCCTCGCGGGTGCCCCCATGGTGCAGGTCGGTACCGGTGGTGGTGACACCGCCTTCACTGAGGAGGCGGCGGGTCCCCTCGACACCTTCAAGCTTGTCCTCAACGGCCAAGACCGCTTCAAGGAGCAGAAGGGTAAGTACTTCAACCAGGTGCAGTCTTACAACCACCACACTGGCTCTCCTTACCCAGGCATCTACTCTTACTCCTTCGCTCTCAAGCCAGAGGAGCACCAGCCAACTGGTACCTGCAACTTCTCGCGCATCGACAACGCGCAGGTTGCGGTCAAGATGAACACCGCGAACGATGCGACCTCCATGCACATGTTCGCGACCAACTACAACGTCCTCCGCATCCAGTCCGGTATGGGTGGCCTCGCGTTCTCGAACTAAATTGCTCGTATAAAACCATCAATTTCAAATTTCAAATTTTAAGATATTCAAGTATCTTAAAATGTGATAAAGACTAACCACTATTGATTATATATGT